TATATTTAAACACGACACCATAGTCGGTTCCTACTCCACCAATTTCTTTAAAAATAATTCTAGAATCTCCATTACCAGATGTAACTTCATTTCCTATAGTTATTGTAGAATCTTGTCCAGATACACCATCTGCACCAACTTTTAAATTTTTACCTATATATACATCTCCGCCCGAAACAATTTCGCCAGCTACATCTAAACTACCGGGTGGTAATGAAGTATCAGGTTTCTTTCCAATACCTAAAATACTTTTTAATAAATTCTTCCATTTCCAAATTAAAGGTTGAGCAGAATTTAATGTGTAATTAGTAGATGTTGTGCTAGTTATTCTATCTGTAATAACAACTCTAACTAGGAACGTTTTTGTAGAATCAAACCCAGCACTTCCTGTCAAGTCACCATCAATAGCATCTTCAAATGTGAACGATCCACTAGCGTTAGTATCTAAAGTTATAGCTTTATCACCACTCCAAGAACTTCCGTTATCTGAACTGTAATTATATATAGCTGTTACTATCGTGTTATCAACATCTGTATATGTATTAGCCCAATTAGTGTATGTACCTTCAAGAACCATAGTTGTTATTTCACTAACGTTATCTTCTCTCGATACTGTTAAATCAGTTATTACAGGTTTTTCATAACTTATAATAGTAGGTGAATATGATTTAGATGTTTCATTACCTCTACTATCAATAGCTTTTATTGATAAGTTACTATTTATAATTCCGTTGATTGTTTCTTCAACTGTACCAGTCGATGCGTAAGATTTAGTTTTGGAAGTTAATCCTGAACTTTCAAATTTATAAGACGTCATAGTAGATTGTTTAATAGCTATAGCTTTGTTTGCTTCTACAATCGTCATTTTAGCATTTGAATAACCTTTAATAATAACCATATCAGAAGATGTAACAGCTTTAGTAACTGCATTTGTATCTTCGTAAGTAAATGTTGTGAACGTAGGATTAGCGTTAACTATACTAAAAGTCTTTGTTTCAATATCGGTATATAGAGTTGATGTAGAATCTCTTGTGTCTATATAATATTCAACATCGGTTGAGTTTGAATTAGGTATATCATCCCTCATATCTATCAATTCTGCACTAGTCAAAACTAATGTATACGGTGATGTTATACTATCTCTTTGAGCTTTTAAAGCACCATTTATACCGATTCTTAATCTTATAGGGTTTCCGCTAGGATTACTGAATGAAATTGATGGTGTATCTTCATCATCAAAATTTACAACAGATGTTATTCTAGCTTGATCGGTAGTTGTTGCATATAATGTGCTACTAGTTGTGTATAACTGACTATCAGTTCTCTTAACTTTAATAGCGACGCTATATTGTGTTCCGGGGCTTAGTCCACTTATTGTAAAGCTCGATCCCGACGTTCCAACGAATGATCCTCCATTTATAGAATATTCAATAGAATCACACGCAGCATCAGCTGACCAAGAAACATTTATCTTATCAAATCCACCTGAAACAGCAGTAAATGATGTGATTGTTGCGTATCTTGGTATTGTTGCCAGCGATAAAGTGGTGTTAAGAGTGTAACTTCCATCACGACCAGCTCTAATGCTAGCAGAAGGTGGCGTACCATCAGAATTATGATTTATATATTTAGTGAAACTACCTAAAGTTGTTATACCTTCAGGAATTGTACCAAAATATGTGCTGAAATATTGAGTTTCGCCATATATTCTTATATTAGAACTCATTGTCCCTCGATAATTATTAGCTGAACCTACAGCTTGTAATTTTAATGTCGAATCAACTCGTGATCTATTATTAGAACTTTCAGTAGTTACAGTATAATCAACGTAGTAACGATAATCATTATAGTTAGGTGTGTTACTTCCTGACATTACATAATATGTATATAATCTTGACATCTAATCTCCTCCTTAATATTCTATGCAGTTTTTTTCATCACTGCCATTTACATAAGCTAATTCTAATATTGTGAACTCACCTATATCTATTTGTGTTGTACCTGTTCCTTGAGCATCAACTAATGATATTTTATTAGTTATAATACCTTGGACATCAAATTTAGTTATTATATTTTCGTCTTTATCCGTTATATAATCTCCTGATTCATCGATTATATGTGTTAATTCATATTCTCCATCTTCGTTAGGTAATGATGATATTTCAATACCTTCATAAGATAATTTTATATTAGTTCCTATCATTTCTCCGTGAGCTGGTTGCCATTTTAATGGGTTTGGAGAATAAATACCATCTTCTAATATAGCACCGTAGTTAAGCATTAAATCACTATATGCAAAACCATCTCCGACAGCTTCTATTATTATACTTAATGAATCACTACTTGGTGTGATTAAGAAACTTTCAAATGTAAATTCACCTATAACAGTCGTTATCGTTTTTAATGTACTTATAACTCCGTTATCATTTATTTTAATAGTTACTGTATCTGTATTTTCATTTAAGTATTTAAGTGATAGAGTGTGATATGTATTTGATTTAACTCTTAAATTCCAGGTTATGTAACCAGCCGCTGAACATTTAACGGATGTATTAGATTCTGTATTTAATGATGTTTCAGAACTTTGTTCAGCTGTCCAAGTTCCTGTTCTTTCAAAAAATGGAGTGTTGGTAGCTCTAAGTATTAATAAACTGTTAGGTATTAAGTTAGCCCCACCTTTTTCAGCAAAAGAATAGTTAACAGATGATATGTTCTGTGTTATTCTGCTCAATTTACTACCTTCTAAGTTTAAATCCATATCATTTACAACTTCTGTTAATTCGGTATTTATATCATCTATTGATTGATTAACTAAAGAACTTTGGATATAACCATCTTTACGCTTCCAATGATCCCAATCAAACGTTTGGCTATTCGCTTCAGATACGACTATATCACCTATATAAAAACCATCAGGAATAAGAGATGCGTCTAAATCTATTATCCATATATCATTAACGTGATATGTAGTTGGTTGAGTTGTGAATATGCTTTTTTTACCATCTATTTGATCGAATATACTCGACGGAACATTCTCTGTTATCCAACTATACTCATCTAATTCGTTTTTATAATAAGAATATGTTGTGTCATTATTTATATCTCTCCATAAATCACCTATATGTAAATCTCTTACATCATCAGTAGACCACGGAATAGACGGATCATTATCGTTATACCATAGAGAAACAGTTGTATTTACAAATTGAGTATAATTATTTTCTATAAAATCAACTAAATCTGTATCATCTGTATATTTTGATGCTAATTCCCAATCAGCAGCTTCATAAGCTCCTGTTGCTCTAGTAACTATACATATCTTTAAATCACCGGTAGCTCCACCTGACCATAAATCACCTATTGAATAAGGTGTCGAAGGTGTAGTTACGAATGTTTGTGCTTTTCCATCTGCTGTAGACTGAGCCGTTGCTGCGTTACTATAAGCGTCTATAGCTCGTTGATCTTCTATGATAACCCAAAGATTAGATAAACTATCATATCTTTTTAATAATTTAACACTATCTTTATACCATAAATCTCCGTTATGTTTTTCTCTATCAGCTTCAACCCAAGTGTTTGGATCTGTTTCTTGAAAATAAGATTCAATCTTACCATCTATTTGAAGTTGTAAAGTTCCTTTATCTTCTACATAAGTTTCGTCAACAAATGTGTTGAAAGCATCGAATGTTTCATCGGTTTTAGTAGAAACCTCAGTTACTCTACCATCTAAATCTTCGGTAGCTTCTATAAATACTTCGGTAAGTGTAAAGTCTGTTAAAACTGCATTTATTTGATCGTCTGTATATTCGTAAGCAGTTTGTAAAACTCCTCCTATTTCTGTATATAACGCTAATATATCATTATGATGTAAGTTGACGGCTGTTTCAACTTGAGTATTTGTTTGATTAAGATCTGCACCATATAATATTTGACCATCTTGATAATCTTTTTTTAAATTTAATAATGCCATAATTCACCTCCTATTTTTTAAAATATTCAATAATTAATTTAATTAATTCTAATATTCTGTCCATTAATTTTTGTTTTCCATCTTCTACTGGTATATCTATTATCTTTTCTGTTTTAGGTATTATTTTTAACCAACTTTTATCGCTAGCTACCCATAAGTTATCACCTATATTGTACCAAACGTAATCACCGTTTAATTCTGAACCTGAATAGTTATATAAACCTTTGTTAGCATAACCTAATTTTTCTCCATTAGGAGATTTTCTAACTCGAAGATTCTCTATAATTACATCTAATTGATCTACATATATATTTTTTTCAACAACTTCTCCAAAATACTTCGGTAAAGTAATAAAAATTAAATCACGATTGTTTTTAATAGTTGTGAAATCCTTGTCTATGTAGAAGCAATTTTCAGGCTTTTCTGCCTTAGCGCCGATATTCCAAGTTGATAATGAGTTCTTAGCCCATCCGTTATTACCTAACTTACTAAATAAACCGCGAGCGATTTCTATATGAAAGTGATTTCCTGTTGCTTGACCATCAGCTCCTTCGGTAAATAACGATTGTTTTCTTGTAAACTTTTGACCTACTTTCAAAGGTTTTAAAGTATTATCGTTAGGGTGAGTTATCGAAATTGTTATATAATCTTCAAATGTAGGTGTTTTAACCTTAGTTGTTGATTGTAACCATATTGTATTAGTTCCACCATTTCCTACACCATATATACGTTTTATTTGAATCTCGTCACAAGGACAATAAAAATAGCTTTTGCTTGTATCTTTATCAGCTTCATCCCATGGATAACCTTGAGGTTTACCATTATATGACTTAGCGTGAGAATAAGCTCCTAAGTAACTTTGGGTAATATTCATACATTTAGTTGGATATATTAAATAATTCATTGTACTCATCTCCTTTATTATATTATATCATATAAAAAAAAGATTACAATGTAATCAATTTTTAAATTTCGAAAGCGAACTGAACAACAGTTTCTATAAGAACTATAACAACGGCAACCATACCTAAAAGCTTTGCTTTGAAAGCTTCTAAAATACCAACTCTTTTAGTTGTCGATACGCATCGTTCTTCTATATTTTCTATTCTCAAATTTTGAGTTTCAACAACACTAATTCTTTTGTTTAAATTTTCTATGTTTTCATCTTGTTTATCATTTTTTTTTTCATATTTGACAAATGTAGAAATTATTTGTTCTATACCCGAAAGAGATTTCTCTATTTTTATATATCTCTCTGTATTTTTTTCTTCTCTTTTTTCGTTAGCTACTTCTATTTTTTCTAATCTTCTGTTTATTTCTTTATGTTCTTGATCACCATTCATATCAGCCGCTCCTCTCAAGTTTTGTCTTCTAGTTAGATTATATCATAAAGATAGGAAAATTGTATACACTATCAGCAATTTTTTTCACCTTACTGAGTTTTATATAACCGTTTTTATGTAAACAATGATCCAGAAACCGTTCCAATTGTTATTATTAATACATCCGTCTTATTCATATCCTTTGTATTTTATTATATTTTAACGTCTTTAGTTACGTTGTTGGTCTGTACTGTAACCATCGTCAACCTCCTGTTCGTTAATTAGTTTTTTGTTTTTCTTTCCAATTTTTAAATTCTTCTTCTTTTTATAATTCATATTGTAGTTTTAATTTCATTTCTTCTTCTTCTGATTTCACTTCTAATATTTGCTTTTCTTTTTCTAATATTTCATCTTTGTTCAACATTCTAACAACTTCTTTAATTTCTTTAGTTTTAGCATTTATAAATATTTCTCTAACTTCATTTTGTTTTAATTCTACAACTTCTTTTAATTCCATATTAATTACCTCGCTTATAAATTTTAATAGTTGTTCCTACTTTAAATTGAGAACCCATATTATAAAAAATCATAGAAGTTATATTTGAAATAACTGCTGAATTATTACCACTATAATTAGATAACCCTTGTGTTCCAGATATTACACTAGACATAACCGAGTTCCATTTAACTTTAGAATCATTTAAACTTATTGTTCCATTTCCGAAAGCAATAGCTGAACTTCCTTTAAAAACTCCTATTACTGCGTAAGATTGACTTATTCTATATAACGCTGTCGGAGTTATATTACCGTCTGTTGTTAAAGAAGCACTCATATAACTTCTAACGTGAGTGTAGTTTGCAGATATACCATTGAATCGTATACCTATTTCTACAGCACTTATGGTTTTTCCGTCTATAGTATAGTCGTATATTCCGCCATCCCCATTAATGTCTAAATTAGAAAAACTTACTGCTGATGTGTCAGCTGTTACTGTTACTCCAGCTACTAATCTACTGTACTTATCTTCTAATAACTCACCTTCTTCGCTTAATGCTTTAAAGTCTGTAATATCTTCTGCTAATACTAAGTCAGTTCCTGTTAAGTCTGCACTTGCAGTTATTCCTTTATTTGTTATTGTATTTGTACTATCAAAGTTATTATAAACGAACTCAGTACTTACTTTCGGCATTACTTCTTCAGATGATTTAGTACCAGCAGTTAATTCTAAAGCGTTCGCTTCTGAAATTGCTAAAGTTATTAATCTAACATCAATATAATTTCCTTTTGTATATTTTGCGTTATCGTAACTTCTATAACCCATTACAAATTTAGTTATGGCGAATTGGTCACTACCTACATTTAATAAAGTTTGTTTAACTCCATCTACAAATATATCCCATTGACTTCCTGTCCATCTAAATGCTAATTTATATCTTTTCTTTTCTGTAAAAGTATTATTAGTTTTAGAAAAACTACCGTTGTCTAAACTCTGAATAATAAAAGCTCCACTTGCGTCATATCTTACAATACCTCGTTCATCATCATCAAAACTTAATAATTCTTGCTGTATTCCAGCTTCTGTACCATTTCTATTTAAAATAAAATCAATATATACAGTCCCTATTATTGTACTGGTAAACGTTCCGCTTACCGCTTTAGATGTTGTTCCGTTTAACTTTAATAAACTATCGTAAGATTCTTGGTATTTACTATTATCAATAGTATCATTTATTTCAGTTGCTGTTTTAGTTATATCTAAATCATCTAAATCTTGCACAGCACTATCCGCTAAGTCTAAACTTGCATTTATTGATGCGTTTAGTTTAGATTCATCTATACTTGACGCTTTAATACTTGCTGTTAAATCTTGTTCAGTTAACGTTAAATCAATTTCATCTGTATCAGTTACCGTTATGGCTGCGTGTAGTGCGTCTTTTTGTGCCTGTGTGATGTGTTCGTAGTCATCACCTAGATTTATATCAGCTAAGTCATTATGGCTAAAATCACCAGCTACAGGAAGTATTTGGTCACCTGTATTTGTGCCACTTGTATTTCCAACTATAGTTTTTTCAGAATCGGTAAATTCGTTTGTATCTGCATTATTTTCGTATTGGGTTTTTATTTCTGCGTCAGTTTGATTTACCTCTGCTCCTGTTTCAATACCAGCTAATTTGGTTTTTTCTTCATACGTAGTATATTTATTAGTTACACCTTCAGTTATATGAGTTGTTGTTAATTCAACTATTCCTACTTGACTGTTAACGCTAGAAATAGCGCCCTCACCAACGCTAATATATCATTATGATGTAAGTTGACAGCTGTTTCAACTTGAGTATTTGTTTGATTAAGATCTGCACCATATAATATTTGACCATCTTGATATGATTTATTCAAATTTAATTTCGGCATATTAATCCTCCTTTACTTTTTTAAGTTTATATTCTATACCTATATCAGTAATTGAGAACGCCTTATCATTATCACCTAACGTTTCTTCACTTCCTTCATATATATCATATAATTCAATAGATATACTTTTACCTTTTAATCCTATTTTAGACTTAATAGTTTGTGTTTTAATATTACCTAGTAGTGTTTCTCCTAAAACCATTTCTCCTAATACAGCTCCTCTTTTTAAAGATAACTCTGCGTTAGAATTAATAATTTCTTCGTAGTATATATAATCGGTATCTGTATCAACTCTAACATAATAATTTTCAGGAGTTAATACTGCGACATCATCTATTTTAATAACTAAGTATAACGGTATTAATCCATCACCTTCATTAGTTCCTTTTATTCTAACACTTTTATATTTCTTTTGGTTAGTAGGTGTTAAAGAAAAGTTTTTAACTGTCTTAAAATATGTGCTGTACGGATTACCATCATCTGTATATTCACTATCAGGTTCGAATATCATTATTTTCATATCTTTAGTATCATCAAGTGTCTTATTTATGATCTTACATATATTATAATCGTTTCCAAATTCGTTTTCAGCGAATAACCCTGATAACGTAGATGTATAACCATCAACTTCGGTTAAGTTATATTGATATTTATAATAAGCGTCTAATACATAATTATATATTAATAACTCATCGCCCATACTAAGAATATATTTATTTCCTTTAACTACTGAATTTATTGCGTTTTTTCTAGGATAATTATCAATTATGTCTAAATCTATAGGTATAATATTTTCTGTTCCCTCACCTGAATAACCTTGTTTTAATAAACAAAGACCGTTTTCAGATAGGAATATAATATTATTTTCTATTTGTTTAGCTGTATTTTTGTTTTTAATACCAACAAAGTCATTTAATGGATATAATCCATCAGAGTCACCAGCATAAGGAAAGTTACCTGATAATCTTTTAAATTCTTTCTCAGTTCCAACAGCGTGGAATTGTCTGAAATATTTAATCATCTTAACACTATCTTTAGAAGTATCTATAGCGTATAAATAATTGTAATTAGGAAAGTAGTAGAAGTTGTCAAATTCACTCAAGAATATATAACCGTGTCCACCATATAATATTAATTGATTATTTATAATAGTGCAATATATCGAACTATTAACTATATCTTTTATTGTATCTATTTTACCAATTTCTTTAGATTGTTGTGAAGTTGCTATGAAGTAACCGATATAATCTATACCAGTTCCTTTAGTTATTTTTATTTCGAAGTTACCCTCTAAATTAAATTCTGTTACAGTAAATATATTGGCTGTTAAACCTGTTCCATAACTACCTATCATATCAGTGTATGGGTTATCAGTTTCATCAATCACTCCATTATCAGGTCTATATTTCGGAGTAACGTTAGCTCCTGTACCTGTAGTTATAAGATGTATTTTAAATGGTTTATCATCAGTTGTTGTATATGTAGCTGGTATTTCTCTAGTTGGTTCATCATCATAAGTCATAAATATTCCTTTAATAGCGTCGACCGTTCCAGTTCCTGAATCAATCCACTCTAAAGGAGTTTCAGCAACTATGTTGAAACCTATGTTCGTAACTTCTATACCATTAGGCTTATAAGCATTAGTGTAATCAATTATTTCTAACTCACCATCTTGGATTTGAAATAAATTAAATCCAGTAGTGAAATATTTCTTATCATTATAATCTATTACATTTATTATTTGTTCATCATATAAACCAACATTTAAGAAATTGATCTTACTAGTAGCTGGAGTTGTTGTTATAGCTGTTGTTTTATCAACTATAACATCTAATGATAGTGTTAAATAAGGATTTAAAATTAAACTAGAAGCGTTTTCTAATGTCATTTTACATCTAACATATTTAAACACGTTATATTCAACTGGGTTAAGATATGAACTAGCTAGTTCTTTTTGTAAATAGTAACCACTTAAAATAACAGTAAATTCTACTTCACTATTTATATTCCATTGTAATAATTCTTCTTCAAAATCATTATAATCATTAATCATTTGGTCGTTTTCTATTTGTAAATAAGCAACTTTGTCATAAACAACATCAATATTAGCGGCTGTAGCTTCTGAATCTGTATAAACTATAGTATCTTTAAGCATTTTAAATATTTCTTTGTCTGCTTCTTGAGTATTATCTACAGTTCCATTCAATTTACCAGTCAACGGAGTTGTGAACGTTACATCTTCGTTTAATATATCAGTTATTGGAGTAGGGTCTGTTTTTAAATCATAAAACAACTTAATTAATTCATTAAGTTTGTTATTTTTTAAACCTTTACGTTTAGTAACGACTCCTTCTTCTTTCATTTCATAATTAACAAGTTCTCTAAAAACATTATCTCTAAGAACTCCGTCATAAGATGAAGAATTATAACCTTTGTTAAAGTTATTTATTAAGTCATATTGTTTTCCTTTGATTCCCTTTAAAGGGTTTTTAACTGCCATATTCTACCACCTTTGGAAAATTACAGCTCTTTCGCTAGGATCTATGTTAGCATATCTTGAAGATCCTCCAGCGTAACCTGTTTCTTCTCCACTTTCGTCTATAGTTACTATATCTTTTATACCTGTTTTCTTAAAATCAACTAAAGCGTTTAAGAATCTTTGGTAATGAAAATCTCTAGTATTGTCATTATCATCGTTAGCCATAATTGCGAATGCAAAATATGGGTCTAATAACCTTAACTGCCAATCATCAGAAACAGCGTTGTAATCAATACTGTCCAAGTTACCTGTGATAAACTGAGGTAAGTTAGTACCTATTTTTGTGTTTAATTCAGCTATACAGTTGTTAGCAACACCTAAAATATTAATTTCACTAAGTGATTCATCTGTTATATAATTTGAATTGTCCACTATATCTTTTAAATACATAAATATCATCTCCTTTATTCTAATTATATCATATTTGTTATTAAATAAAAAGAACTTACCTTCCGGATAGTTCTTTCAAATACGTAGTTCTCTTTAAATAATTTATAGGGTGGTCATTTCTAGGTGTTTTCCAATCTCCGTATAGTCTTTTTAAAATTATTTCGCTATTGTTAGGTATATTAAATTCAATTCCGTTCAATTCACCTTTTTTAAAAGGAAAAAACTGCTCATAATTACCAAAGTTACCCCATTGACAAGTCCAATAATCACCATTTTTATCTATCCACGATGTGAATAAATCAATAATTAAATCACCGCATTTAACGTGAGCTTGACCAAATGGATCAACTATTTCATCTAAACTGCCAACTTCATAATTAATATCCCAATATTTAATCAACATATTCTCATCTTTTAACATATTATAAATGAATTTAGCCTCGTCTATAACGTGGTTAACGTCCCTGTATGTACTTAAATAGCACACATCTATGTCATTGTCACCATCTATAAGTTTTTGTTCTCTAACAGCCCCTAAAAGACTCCCAAACTGCAGATGTATATCAAGTCCTTTGAATTTATCGGTGAATTTCTTCAAATCTTTAACTAATCCTAACTTTTTTTCTTCTGTTAATTCTTTAAATATCATATTTTAACCCCTCATCTTAGTCGAACTTATTTTCTTCGTTCTAGGTAAGAATTTAACTTCAACACCTAAATCGCTTCCTTCAAATGTTTTTTCATTCCAATCATCACCAACAAATATTATCTCAGGTTTATATTTATTAATTAGTTCCTTTTTACCAAAATATAATGATTGAACATCTACTAAATCAACTGATTCTAATTCTTTTAAAGCGTCCATTCTCTCTTTTAGAGTGAATGTCGGTTTGTGACCTTTCTTTTTTTCAACATACTCATCATCAGAAGCACAAACAATCAATAAATCACAGTGTTTTTTAGCGTTTTTCATCAAATTTATATGCCCTATATGGGTATAATCGAATACACCAAACGTTATTCCCGTTATCATACTACGAACTCACACCATCCTGTATCGATTAATTGTAATCCACGTTCTAATTTTTCATATCTATCTTTTTCGAACTTAGGATCCATATTTCTACCTTTTTGCTTATCTTTATAAAGAGCTACAGTTCTAACTAAAACTCTTTCTCTTTCATTTATTTTCAAAATTGATAACCAGTCTTTTTCATCTGATTCTTCTACATATAAGAAGTTATTAGGTATTTCATTATATAATTTATCGAAATCTAAATTAGATAAACCCATATCTACTATAAATCCGTTAACGCCGTCATCTATTATTTCATAAGCAGCTGGATAATTAGTTAATATACAAGGAGTTCCTGCCTGCAGAGCTTCTCTAGGAGAATATGGCATTCCTTCAGTATTAGATAATTGAACTAGGTAATCAGCGTCGCGAACTTCTTGTGTTAAATCTAACTTAACGCCTTTAAACGTAACTTCTTCAAAGTAATTCATCTCTTTAATTATTTTTCTAGTATAATCATCATCTAAGTTATTACCATAAACATCCCAAGTGAATTTCTTATGTTTTTTTCTTAATATTTCACACAGTCGTATCATTCTTTCAAATCCTTTTTCAGGACTTATTCTTGATAATGTTATTAATTTAAGAACATCTGTTTTTGTTTCTTTTTTAGATCTTTTGAACTTAATTTCGTTATCTAATAAGTTATAAATAACCGTACTTTTATGCCCATATTCTGTTTTTAAAGCCTCAGCAACGTTATTACCAACAGAAACGTGGTGTGTAACATTGTATCTTCTTTTATAATTAAAATAATTACTCATTTTGTATTGTGTTAAATCAGCGTGTGTTATCTGTATATATTTTTTAGCTTTTATCTGAGTTTCTTTAATATCTCCCCACGATGTACTATATAAACAAATATCACCTTCTATTTCTCTACCATTATGTATAAAAACCGTAGCGTATTTTCTAACCTTATCCAAAGATTCTTTATCACCACCATCACATACAAACGTTATATCAAAATATTTACTCATTCTCTTACAAAAATTAATATTAAATTTTTCAACTCCACCTATCTTGTTTTGAACAGCTGAATACATAATTAATTTCTTCATTCACAATCACCTCTATGGTAATTATAGCACAAAAAAAGGAATATTACTATTCCTCTTTTAACCACCAATGTAGTCGCCAAGCTTGTTAACTTTTTTGTTAGCAAGACTGGCTTTTTTATTTATGCTAGATTCTGATTTTTGGTCAATCTTATTCTCGATAAATCTTTTGATTGCAGGTGATAATAAATATTCAGATCCGTCAAATATGATATTTACATTAACTCCTTGATACGTACTTCTAAATCCGTGAGGATATAGAGCTGAAAACGCTCTTAAAGCTTTGAATTTCTCTTTTTTAACAGACATTACTTTCTTACTTCCAGCTGCAGATTCTTTTTTGATTTGCGAGTCGGTTTTTTCACTATCTTTAAATACTTTTTTTCCCATTTTATAAATCCTTTCCGTTAATTAAGACTTTTATACAGAACCTTCAGTTTGGTCAGCGTAGAAATCTTCTCTAGTTATTGGATTAGTTACTGCGTGACTTAATACAGTTACAGCAGACTCATCTAATACTTTAGCTCCGAATCCCATAGCGATCCATCCTAATGATGCTAATTGTCCTAAGTTATCTCCGATTTTTGGTCCGAAGTCCATTTTTTTCATTTCAATTCCAGCAGACTCTAAATCCATAACAGCAAATGCGTCGTTTCCGATTACATAAGTATGGTAAATAACTACTGAAGTTGCGTTAGTTTCGATTACTGGATACTCGTAAGTTCTGATTCTTAAGTTATAAATATCAGTTCCTTCTAATGAACCTTTTACTATAGGCTTATTAGTGTTTCCAGGAATTAAATATCTATCTTTTAAATCTTCGTCATCGATTAGATCTTCCATACCTTCAACTGGTACTAAACAAGCGTAGTTTCCACCAGCACTCATAAGTCCAACTCTACGGTTAGCTTTCATTGGAGTAGTAATTTTTCTTAACTCATCTAAAGTTAAAATGTTAGTAACTTTTACTGAATCAACATCAGGATCAGTTGTTCCTGCGTCTACAACAAATGCAACACCAGCATCTTCTTCAATAGCATCTCTTACTATTAATTCAAATGTCTTAGCACCGTGTTCAGCTAAAGTTTCAGAGTAATCTTCCATAACTTTTTGTAAGTTATAAGTTTCTAATTGTCTAGTAACTTCGATATAAGCACCATAGAATCCGATTTCTCCTTCTATAGTAGTATATCCAACCTTCATACCTGTTGGGTTTACACCTTCAGTAAGTACGTGGCGATCAGTAGCAACTGGTAAAGGTTTTTGTAATTTCCACATAACCTTGTTAGTTCCTTGATTTCTTTTTACAGCTTGTTTCTTCCCGATTTTTTGTAAAACATTATATTCTACTTTATCGTTCATCATTTTAAGCATTACTTTGTTTTCAACAGCTTCTCTGTCGAAAGCAGGAGTAGTTGTTCTTATAGTTGTTAACGTATTCATAATATCACTTCTTTCTATATTAGATTATTTTAATCTTTACGTTTTAATTGGTTATAAAGTTTGGTAACTTCGTCGTCTACTTCTTCAGCAGCGACTGATTTTTGTTCTAACGGAATTTCATTTTTGATTTTAACTTTTTTTTCAAGTTCCTTTTGCTTACTTATCTTTTTAGGTAAATAAGAGTTTAAAACTCGCTTCAAAGCTGGGGTAGTTAAAGATTGTAATTCTTGAACCTTTAATCCATCTCTAGCTAATTCTTCATCGATCGTTTTCAGATCGCTGTCAGAAAGCTTGTTGCTAGATACAAAATCACTAAGAGTGCTATCATAGACAGCTTGTTTTTCCGCTAAATCTTTTGATGTCAACTTATTTTCCAATTCTGATATTCTATTTTCTTGCTCTATTTGCATTTTAATTTCTTCTACTGTTCTACCTGATGATTTAGCTTCTTCTACAAGAAGTGCTTCTTCAGTTTTTGATAACAGTTCAGAATAATCTTTGTGACCTAGCTTCATAGCAGCCTCATTGAATCTATCAATGTCAGAACCTTGACTTGAATTTTTATCTTCAAGTTCTTTAAGTTTAACTCTCATTTCAGCAAATTTCTTATTAGACTTTGAATCTTCCTCTTCAACTTCTACAGTATCTTCCGTTTCTTCAGTATCAATTACCTCATCTTCAGTTTGAGTTTCCTCAATTTCTGTTTCCTCTTGAGTTTCCTCAATTTCTGTTTCCTCAGTTTCGACAGTTTCTACTTCTTCAACAATTTCCTCTGCTTCTGTAACATCTGTATTTTCAGTTTCTTCAACTACAGTTTCGTTAAATAGGGTTGTGAAATCTTTTTCCATATTCTATCCTCCTCACTTTATTTTTTCCAAAATTAATATTTTTTCGGGCTTAATGGAAGCCGTGATATTATGGTGAGAGATCCTATCTCCTATCTTTAGAATATCACAAAAAAAAAAGATTGTCAAACAATCTTCTCCTCTGTTTGTATTGTTTCTAATCGTTGTATTAGCTCTTTAGCTGTATCTAATGTATTATCATCATTAAATATATCAACCATACCCGCTTGGAACTCCTCAGGAGTAACAATAGGGTTTCCTTCGTTATCAGCAATCTGTAACATTGGGAATAATTGTAGAGCTAAATCAATCTTCTCAGAATAAGATTCTTCACTCATATCACTATATCGTTTAGATAATTCGTCATAGCTATCTAATTTAGCAGCTTTAACTAAATCTAATGATGTAATTAATGGGTTTGGATCTTTATATTGGTTTTGCATTTGATAAATATTTTTATACTCAGTATATTGTCTTGATGAATCATTTTTAGTTTTATATGATAAATCAGTTAATATATCTGTATCTATATCAGTAAGACCTTTTTCAAGTTGAAACTCTTTAAATGTAGTTTCTTTATCTTTATCTTCTCTAACAAAAATAGTTCTATCTCCATAATAATGAGCTATATACTTTATGATTTTCTTAGATAATCTAGTAACGAATAATTCTATTTGTTCAATTATCAATACATCAATAGCTTTAACTAAGTCGATAACATCACTAGTTCCACTAGCTGTATTAGCTGCCGTTCCTAAATTACCTGTATACCTAGAAGATACACCAGCGTACGTTCTTATATATTGAACGAACTCTCGACCATAATTAACTAACTCAGCATCAATTTTAGGGTATGGTAATTGAGCTATAGCTTTATTAATGTCTCCTGATGCCATCCATATTGTTCCTAGAGCGGCTTGGAATTTAGCAAACTCGTCTATATCAATATTAGCTTCATCAGATATAATCCAAGTTGGTATTGTATAGTGCATAGCTACGTTATTTATTGAACTTTCGATCAAGTTAGCTACTTTCTGTGCAGAAGTTAAACCTCTCATCAACGGAATTGCGTATGGTGATTGAGGCATTTCCTCACAAGAGAATTTTTCAATAGGATAGAAATCAAATGGGAAGTTTTCATTAGTTTCTAATAATACTCCATTAATTAAATAGTGAACCATTATTTTAGTATACTTAACTTCTTCTTCATCACCAGTTTCTTCATCAGTAATAGTTTTAGTATCTAACTTTTTAACATATATAGTGTTTAACATATATATGTTTTTTTGTTCTTTAACATAGTCACGACCAGCTAACATTTCACCGTCTTGTGGACCATCACTATATTTTCTAGCTGTTTTACTATTATCTTCTAACTTCTTAGCCCATTCAGGTTTATTTCTCTTAACCCAATCAAATGTTTTACGAGTTTTAGAAACTAAAAAGTCACTTCCATCAATATTATCTGAACTAGGATCTAAATATATAGTGGTAGGATATAATTCATTTAATTTTATGAAACCTTCGTTACGAGTGTTAGTTCCACCATCAATAGAATCGGCATCAAAAGTTATTTCTATATAACCATCACCTAAAATTGCACCACTCTTTATACATTTCTTAACAAGTGAATCAGCTTCTAATCTTTTCCATTCGTTTTTATAAACACTATTTAGAGTTTCAACAGCTTTAATATCATTAGGAGATTTAGGTTTAATATCACCACTATAGTCAGTCGTGAATAACGACGCTAATCTCTCGTCTATTGCGTTCTTAACGTGATTTATATCACTTCTAAGTACGAATGGAGAATCTTCGCTATACGTAGCTAAATTATAATAAACGTTCTCGTAATGAGCTTGGTTATTAATATATTCTTCATCTCTTTGTGCTTTTCGATATTCAGTAGCCGAATTGATTTTAGCGACTAAACTATCTTGTAACTTCATTTCTTTTTCGTCCATTATGCGTTACCTCTTTTCTCAACGATTTTTTCGATTTTTTTCATTTGAGCATCGGGAATACCTTTGAAAGATACGCGGTTTTGAGTTGATTTTACAACCGGTTTAACCTCTCGTAATTCTTTAACTTGCTTTTCAAGTTCAGCAATCCTTTTAAAAATTGTGAATATTTTCATACCTTGAAACCTCCTACTCTCCTCTTATTTTTAGAACTATGACTAACAGAGTTCATTAATTTATTACCCATAGCCCCTATATTTTTATTATACAACATTCTTTGCTTAACTACAACATCATACGGAATATCGTGATAGATATATCGAATACAGTCCATCGCGTGGTTATTCTTATCGAGTGGTTTATCCCCTATATTCCTATTAGTGTTACGTTCTTCAGGAGTCGGATAACGATATTCACATCCTTCAGTTATTGTATTTTTTAAACTTCTAAATATATGAATCTTACCATTAAACATCAAATCCTTAACCTTAGCAATACCATCCATAATAGAATTGTTAGCAGACTTGAATATCAGATTATGTTCTAAATTCATCTGTTGTTTATACGTTCTAGCACTTATCTGTGATCGTTTAGCTGCTGACGGGTCTATCAGTAACGGCATCAATCTACCATCAGGTATATCTCTAATCATAGCTTTTATAGCAATCGCAACCTGAGTTAACACTTGATCTGTTTTATAAAATTCTCTTATCAAATACGTATTTCCAGTTTCTTCATCGAGTGCTGCCAAAACTACAGCTGCAGGGTCGGCAATACCAGGGTCGTGTGCTAAATAGTAAATCCATTCAGGTTTCAGAGGTATATCATCCATAACATACTTCAAAAATTCAGGATACACAGCTCCTTCAGCATATTCAATAATACAATCTATATTCAATCTAACCTGAGCGGCAGACATCGATGAAATCATCGTTTGTAAAACACCTTCAGCTAAAAACGTATTATCTCTTGAACTACTCAGAAACGCTTTCAAGTCAGGATTCGGTTCTTTAACTCTATCCATATACGTATCGACAGTACTTCTTATACTCTCACTACCTTCTATACTTGAAGATGTAAATAATAGATCACGTATAAACCCTTGAGATGGATTCGAAATACCAATCCCCATAAAGCGATCGACACCATCTTCCATAACATCTCTCGATGCTGCGTGGTTTCTTAAACGTTGAATCAACTCATACCAAACATCAGGTTTTATACCTGACATTTCTTCAAGTAAAAACCCGGTTATCTCCATCGATCTAAACGTTTCGTCATCCTTAGATGAATAACCTATAAACTCGTGACCATTGGTCAGTTTTATATATATATTTTGTTTCGTATCGTGAAACTTCTCTATATATTTATCAGGCAAATATTCTTTAAACACAGGAATAACAGCTCTCGACAACTGTTGCAGCGTTTGAGCCATCAGCAACGTCTTACCATTTGGAACTGTCAATCCGTGGTTTATGCTTTCCATAACTCCAGCTCTTGATTTCGCCGATCCTTTTCCACCTATCAGCAACTTAAGTTTACTCTTACTATCATGAACAACCTTTTGGTGAGGTAGTGGTTCGTAATCTATATACGCGGCATCACATATATCGCAATACCCATAAAATTTCTTTGATTGCTTTTGAATTGTTATCGATCCATTCTTACATACGGGGCATTCATAAACCTTCTCGAATTTGGTTTCTTTTATCTTATTAACTATCAAGTTCGATCCTTCACATCAGTTACTCTTAATATAACTATATTCTGTTTAGATTCTTGTTTATTCTTAGCTTCTATCTTTTCAATCATATTGATAGAATCCTTTTTACCTTTTCCGTATGCGTCTGTTAAATTGTTCTCAGCACTCATTTTTATAAAGATATCCTTATGTCTAGCTAAATACTTCGCTACCATATTATCCATTAGGAACATCGTCCATTCATCAGGTGTTACATCTTCATAATCGTGAGATAACTCAAATTGGTTTTTAAATAGGTTATTCTCAAACTCACTCAAAAACATATCGCTTAATTTTAAAAATAGTGTACGTCTACTCTCGTTCAAGTGACCTGCTATTTTTATATTCTCCGTTAAGCTATCAACCTCATTCTCTCTGTTTTTTACATTTCTGTCTATAGTATCTTTGTTGTCTAATATACTCACAAAACCTCTTCCTTTCTTCAACCATTATCTTCATACAAAACGGACATCTATATATATTTCGATGTCCTTCCATCGCTATTATCTTTAAATTTCGACCGCATCCATCACATTTAATCATCGCAGTAGCCTCCTACCTATTATAACATAAAAAAAACATCGATTCAACGATGCTTAACTATAACCTTTTAAAGCCTCGGTTTTTATTAATTCTTCATACCGCCCTATAGCTATACCGAATATGTACCTACATTGTAACACAAAAATAAAAGAAACGCAAAACGCGTTTCCTCTAAAAGAATAAAAAAAGGGTCTTGTCGGGGAGCGGATAAATCTCCCCTCATAATGTGCCTAATAATATACCAATCTAACGCCGTCTATTTCCACACACACTATGAGGAAGGATCTATAATCTCTTCATCTTCTCCTTCGTCTTATAATACGGTACATACGTATCGTTCATCTCAACTACCTCTCCCAATTCGTTAACTCTAGCATTAATAATTATATATCCCATATCATTACCAAGCTTCATCTTCTTCATAAACGGAGTCGGATCTACCATACACGGCACTTGGAATGCGTGTATATTTCTATAAAACATCTTAAAGTACTTATGGAAGTGTCCAACAAATATCATATTCGGTTTATCTCCACCCATCATAGCGTCTATATTCTTCTGCAACTTATAACTACGTGCATACGAACTTCCACCACCCGGGTGATCCAATTCAACAATACATCCACCAAAATTCAGCTTCGCATTATCGTGACCAACATACACCATATCATCTCGACGCATCGCAATATTCTTACCTACGTTGATACCGCCGTTCATTATGTGTGTTTCATCGTGATTCCCAGTAATAAAGTACGTCTTAACACCATCACGCATCGGGTAATTCGCAACCACATCATCTATCTGTTCATCAGCACCCATATTATCCAACTCATATATATGCGTCGGTCTTATCTTATAAAACCCGTCAGTTATATCACCGCAATGCAGCACAGTCTTGATCCCATCCGCAGCAGCTCTATCATACGCCTCTTGCAGTATATCATTTCTATGCATCTTATTACTCATATGAGTATCTGAAATAACTATAAACCTCAAATCCTTAACAGAACCACCAACATCCGTCGTCTTCTTATTCTCAGGTGCGATTCGGTTATCTGTGATCTTACATTTCTTCAGACCGTTCTCAGTCCACTTCTGAACGTCAGGTGTTCAATCAACCCCACGATCTCATATTCCTTCAATCCTAGTTTCCGTGCTAACTCTAGTGTCGTTTTCTCTCTTTTGTCTTCGCTTTTTGATTGTTAGTTAACGTCATTTTTTACCTTCTTTCTTCTATTATTATATCATATTTATTTTAGGTTTTCAATGTTAGGTGGGATTGGCTAAATACATACACGTGACGCGGGCGGGTACACGCTTCTCATTTTATTCAAACCCACCCCCTCCCCTTTTTCTATACAGCGTCGTATATCATAGGTAATATACTTTACTATTCAAGTTTGGTAATTCAAAACCTATATAAACATAGTATTATATTTTAGAGCATACCCCAGAATATACCTGCCCTATTTATTTATATGTATATTTATATATTTATATATTATAATCTTTATAAAGTTAAAAAAAATTAAGGGCACAGGTTTTAGAGTTTGCTTTTTTATATAATACTATCTATATATGAAAAAAAATAATTGGTACAACTAAAGGGGAAAAGCCCTCTTTTAACTATTACTTATAAAAAAGTGTAGTTTTATACTTGACAAACATAAATGTTATATGATATCATTACTTCAGCAGCGAAAAGGTGCTAGTAAAGAATAGGGGAAAAAGACAATGATTAGATTTATAAAAGAAAACAAAATATCGATAGCATTTATAATATTTGTATTTGTATTATCAGCAACTTGTAAATAGAAAGAAAGAGGGAAAACTTAAAAAATGATATAGTATTAACAGATAGTTTCGGGGGTATTATGTATAATGTAGCAGACCACGGGAAATATGACTATACAGAAACATTAAAACTATGGGAAAAATTACCAGCAAGTGAAAAAGAGGCATTAGGTGGACTAATACAAGGTGCTATTAGATTTATGAAAGGGAATGAATAAAATGAAATTATATAACATAGAAACACAAAAAGAAATAATAAAAGGTGCGACTGCTATTATGAATGATAAAAAATATAATAATAGCTTAGAAATGATAGTGGACGCTATTATAGTACACGATTATAATATCAATAATGATAATGTAAAAGAAGAAAATGACAAGTTATTTAGTGTTATTAATAAAGTATATGATAAATTAGATAAGTTTGAAAAAAAAGATATAAATAATTTAGTAAAAAAGGTAGGGGAATAATATGAAAAAAATAATTCAAGTAAACAAGGAAAAATTTAAATTGTATATTAAAGAAGAAGAATTAGAAAACGCAAAACAGACATTTATAAATAAACAATATGACTGGATGAGCAAAGAAAAATTGGAAAATTATGCTGATAAAAGCATAAAACAATTAATTAAAGATAACATCAGAAGAATTAAATACTGTATTAAAATAAAAAAATAATTAGAAATATGGGAAACGATAGTTATCAATCAATGGTAATAGGTCTTATAATGTATGAAAAAAATTTAGATTTTGAAGAAATGGAGTTGATTTAATATGAAGATAGAACAAATATACAACGAAATGATAGACAACACAACAAAAGCAATTAATAAAGTGAATGGTAGCACTAAAAAACATAATATATTAGATACTTTAAAGGTTAATAAATGGCTTATAATAGGTATTATATGGGTTTGGTTACTTGTATTAATAGAATGCGTTAGGGGTGTTTAAAAATGGGAAAAGTTAAAATTAATTATATTGATAAAATACCAAAAGTGAAAAGTAAAAAACTATTTTATTATGACATAAGAACTGATGATATAGGCAATGGACCAAGTATTGAAAGAATGGTTATAATTAATCGTGAAGGTAGTATAGTAGCAAATAAAGACCTATTAAAAGATAATAGGAGTTATGACTTGAATGACTTATATGAAGAATGGGAAGTTATAGAAGAAAGGGGATTAATGTAAATGATAGTATTATCTTATATATTAAAAGATTATTATGGTGAGGAAAAACACGAAGAAGTTAATTTAGGGGACTTTAATAGTGCTACCGAACTAGCATTTGAACTAGGGAAAAAAGGGGTTAAAATAAGCAGACAAGCAGTAAATGAAGCAATAAGAAATGACTATATAATCAATAAAGAGTATAAAGTTTGGAAAGTATAAGCAATATTATATGTTAAATTATAGGTAGAAAGGTAGGTAATTTATATGTTTAAATGTGAAAAGTGTTTTTATACGTTCGAAAATCCATCTTATATTAAAGAAAGGGTCGGAGAATATCAAAGGATAGATGTGTTTACAGAGTATAGTTGTTGTCCTAATTGTAAATATGATGAGTACGTTGAAGTTTCAAACGATATATGTCCTAAATGTAGAAAACATAATTATCAAGTATTTAGAAAATTGTATGATAGTTACACAGTCGAAGAACAAGAAATATTAATAGAAGATATGTTAAAATATTGGGGGGTGGAATAAATGACAAAAACAGATATAAAAGATAATGAAATCAAAAGACTAAAAGAAATGGTTACGAAATTACAACAAGAAAAACAACAACTTGAAAATAAATTAATTCAAGTTATAACTGCTAATAATATAGTTTTAAAGAATATGAACTAAATAATAACTCTCCCGCTTACGAGCAAAAAACACGCCAAGAAAAAGAGAAATGTTTCTACATGAAACAACTTCTATTTTGTAGGTATAGATTGGGTTTGTGTGTTTCGAGTTTATACCGTTAATAAGGAGGAAAAAGAATGAAAATAATAGGTATTTTTTTACAAATATTAAATATGTTTATATTATTTGGGTCGATATTTATGTTGACGTATAGTATATACGAATTAATTATTATAGATATTGTATTTTATTTAATAACTATGTTAATGTCAACAGTATTTTTAATAATAAATAATATATTTGAAATAGAATGTGGAAACTTAACGAAAGTAGTAAAATAAAATGGAAGAATTATTAATTAAAATTAAAAACAATGAAGATTTAGAATATTTAGGTAAAATGTGGAAAGATATCACAA